AGAACCAGATTTAAAATCAATCAATAGCACATAAACAAATCCAATTAATAAAGCACTTATTGTACTCAAGTATATTTTATTTAAGCTTGGGGTAATATCGGATGGTGAATTTGTAACAATCCAACTCATAATGAAATATTGTATTATAAAAACCAAAATCATAATAAAAACAATATCTAAAAACATTTTTGACTTAATTATAATTTAAATTTATATAAAAAAAAATGAAAAAATAAATAAAATGATTTATTATGTAAAATTAAAAAATGTTATTCGATGGTCTTTATGAAATTAACTATTCCACTGAAGGAAAAGAAATTCATTTTTTTCCCGGATTCAATGAAAAAATAGAATATTTACCAGATGATGACATAAATATAATATTATTTAATGATGATTTTAATAATAATATTGATTTATTACCAAATGGTATCACACAAGTATTTTTAGGTAATAAATTTGATAAACCAGTAAATAATTTACCTAATGGGATAAAATTCATTAGTTTTGGGACTGATTTTTCTCACCCAATAAATTGTTTACCAGATTCTGTAGAACAAATTAGATTAACTCAACATTATAATCAACCAATATCCAAATTACCTAAAGGAATTAAAATTTTTGATGTATTACAAGTTACAAAACGTACATATAATGTTATAAAAGATTGGGAAGAACAAACTAATATACCAGCTCCTAATTATTATGAAATTTATTCAAATTTAGAATTAAAATATCCGAATGTTAAATTTTTTTATTAAACCAAACTACAAAATAAAAAATTGATTTATGTATTATATGTGATATATTTATATAAAAACTAAATTTAGAATGGAACATATTCAATTAAAATTTTTTAATTCAAGAACCAAACAAATAGACTTGTTTACACATGACAAATCAATCCCAATAAATATGTATACTTGTGGCCCCACAGTATATGATAGAGTTCATTTGGGCAATTTAAAAACATTCATGTGGTCTGATTTTGTAGTACAATATCTTAATTCTATAGGTTTCAAGACAAATCATATAATGAATATAACAGATATTGATGATAAAATAATAGCAAGATTACCAGAACAAACTTATTCTGCTTTAATTAATTATACAAGTCATTATACTGAAAAATTTTTAGAAGATATTGCCAAATTAGGAATACGTAATTATACCAAATCAAATATTCATAAAGTAACAGATAATACTGATTCTATGGAACAAATGGTTTTGGACTTGATTGAAAAGGGTTTTGCTTATGAAACTCCAGATGGTTCAGTATATTTTGATTCTGATAAAATAGTAGACAATCCTTTTTATGTTGATAATAACACAGAAGGATATCAAAGTGAAAGAAATATTATTAGACCAGATGGAGTTAAATCACCAAAAGATTTTGTTCTTTGGAAAGTTAAAACAGATGAAACTTTAAAATTTGGTGTAAAGTTAACACCAGGACGTATTGGTTGGCATTTGGAATGTAGTGCAATTGTTGATTCTAAATTAGATAAATTACATATTTCAATAGGTGCCGAAGACTTACTTACACCACATCATATGTGCAGCATTTGCCAATCAGAAGCATTTAAACCTAATCAAAAATATGGTGATTATTGGATTCATTTTGGTTTTTTAAATTTTGCTGGTGATAAAATGTCAAAATCAATAGGTAATGTGAAAAGATTAGAGGATGTAAATTATAATTATAAATTATTAAGAATGTATTTGCTTTCAAAATCATGGAAAAATACTTTTGATTATTCAGAAGATGAGATTGAATCGATGAAAAAAAATTTTGTTAACCTCCATTTGTTATATAATAAATTATTTAATAAATTTTATAAAGAAAGTAAAAATCCAAAACAAAATTATTCTGGTGATACAGAAATTTACAATAAAATATTAGAAATAATTGGAAATAATTTCAATACCCAATCTGGTTTACAATTATTAGTAGGATATGTTGATAAATTTATGAAAGTATATTTAACTGATGAATATGCCAATAAAATATTAGAAGAATTGAATAAAGTAAATAATCTTTTTAATATTTTGGATGAGGAATTATTATTTATTAATCAAGAAACTATGAATTTTATTAATACTAGAGAAGAATTAAGAAAACAAAAACAATTTGATAAAACTGATTCAATGAGAGAAGAATTAAAGAAAACATTTATTTTTGAAGATGAAAATACAGGGTTTTCATTAATTAAAAAATTAGATTAATCTAGTAAAAATATTAGAATAATATAAATTAAATTTATTTTATATGGTATTTTTATATAAATCAATATATGAATTTATTTTTTTCTAAAAAAAAAGAAGACGAAATAAAATTACCATCTTCTCAATATATTTATGAGTTATTATTTAGTGAAACACTCAAAAAAATTAAAAAATTAGAATTAGATAAAAATCAAGCTTTAATAAATAAAACTAAATTTGATGAAAAAAATTTTAAAGAAAATACTCAAAAAAACATTGATTATTTAGGTATATTATTTGGTCAAAAAGAAACAAAAAAATATATCAATTATGAAATGCCTGTAGATAAAAAAGGTGAACCTATTGGACCTAAAGAAAGTAATACAGGAACAAAATTAAATCAATTTATAATATTTATTAATTATATCGAAATGTACTGGATTGTTTGTGGGATTGTAGAAAAATGGATTGAGGCTGGTGGTAATTTATCAAATGTATCAAAAAAAGATTTAGACAAATATGAAATGATAAAATTTTTAAAAGAATTATACGAAGGTTTTAGCAATATTAAAGAAAAAACAATAGATGATAAAATAGATATGTTTTTTCATCTATTAGATTCCAATCAAAAAAAAAGATATTATTCGTATAAAACATATTTATTATTAAAAAAAAAAGATATTAATGATGTGGATTTACTAAAATTAAAAAAATTTTATGATTTGGGAATGAATTTAACCTTATTAGATGAAATGAAACAAACAAAATTATTTATGTATTTGGAAAAATATTATACAAATAAAATTGAAATAACTCCAAGTGATTTTTTTGAATATGAAAAAATTTTAAATGATAGTTACAATAAAAGTACAAATAAATGTGATAAAATTACAGAATATTACAAAAGATTATATTTATCGGAATTGGATAAATTATTGGAAAATAATGATTTGGTACAATTAAAAAAAAAATATGATTATGGTATAGATTTTAATTTATTGGATAAACATAAAATTAAAAAGATATTTATATATTTGGAAAAATATTATGTAGATAAAAATACAGATGCTATTACTAAAAAAGATTTTATTGAATATGAAAAAATTATTAATGATATTAATAACAATAAAAATAAAACTGAAAAAATTAAAACAAATAAAATTATTGAATATTATAAAAGACTATGTATATCAGAATTAAATAAATTGTTAGTAAATCCTGATTTAAATAAATACAACACTGAAATATTTAGTTTAATTCATAAATTAGAAAAAATGGATTATGTTTTAACTCCTGAACAAAATGATAAACTTTCAATATTTAAAATGCCTTTATTAACACTTGAAAATACTTTTAAAAAAGAAAATTGGTTTCCATTATTTTCTGATGATGAATTAGATTGTTTAAAAAATGAAATTAAAACAAATGAAAATAATATATGTGATATTATAAAAAAAATATTTCCTTTTTATAAAATATCATATGATTTTTTTTGTACAAATACAAATAGGAATACAAATGAAAAACTTTATGATAATCAAGAAGATATAAATAAAACAACTAATGCATTTTGTATTATTATTTTATTAATAGGAATTATTAATTATAAATTATGGTATACAAAACAAGATTACGAAATAATAATAAAAGGAGGAAAGGGATTACAATTATTAATGTCAAAAATTCAATCACAAGATAATCAAAGTAATTACAAATCAAACGATATTGATTTGATAATTAACCCAAAAAAAGGTATAGAATATAATGAATTCAAATGTAAAATTTTATCCGATTATTTTGTAAACTTAGTAAAATGGATATTAAACGAAAATGATAATAATTATGTTCCAGAAAATAAAATAGTTAGTCAACAAGGTTGGGAATATAAAAATTTATTAAAAATAAGTTATAAAATACATAAAACTGAACGCGATTATTATGATGCAGGACATACAGCAATAGCTGATATTGATTTTGGTGAAAAAAATAATTCAATGTATAAAAATTTAGTATATGATTTTAAAAAATCAATTACTTATGGTAAATTATTATATATTTATCAATCGTATGATGATTATTTATTTGAAAAAATATATTATTTAGATTTTTATTTAAACAAATTAATTAATATTGATGAATCTAAAATACCTAAAACAGGTTATTCTAAAGAATTAAAAGAATATAATAACTATAAAAGATTAATTGAAAAATTTCTCAATCAAATATTACAAGTTATTAAAATTGAATTAGGTGAAAATCCCACATCAGATGAAATTTTGTCATATTTAAAAGATTATATAAATAAAAAAAAAATGAGTGTAAATATATGGGGAATATCAAGACTAATAATAAAAAATGAAATATAAACATAATTAAATATTTATATATATAAATATTTATTAATTATAATGATATTTTTTCTTATATGGTGGTACCTAATGGATTTAGCTAGATGGTATTTTAATATTAAAAAATACAATATCATTTGGACATATAATTCTGATGAAATTTTACAATCTGAAAAATCAGTTTATTTAACAATTGATGACGTTATAAATGATGATTCATTTGAAGATATTTTAGATGTGTTAGATGAGTTTGGTTGTAAAGCAACATTTTTCGTTATATCATCTCAAGTTAATGACCATAATATAAAACTTTTATCAAGAGCAATAAGGTCAGGACATCATTTGGCAAATCACGGTAAAACTAATTGTAAACATTTTTTATGTTCAAATAATAAATTTTATAATGAATTACTTGATTGTGAAAATTTAATTAAACAAATATACGATGAAGATAATATTCCCTTACCAAAAATAAAATATTTTAGACCAGGAAACGGATATGTTACTG